GTGCGTGTGCCCTTGGATGCAGGTTCCGAATTGCTTGGTGATGAGGCTGGCTGCTTGGTGCATTCCAGAGATAGGTCTCCCCATAACCCCAGACGTGAAGTAATGAGAAAAGGAACATCCTTCAATCTTTTTGATCTCAAGGAACGGTACCTCTTCCCAGCCAAGCTCTCTTAATCTCAAATCATCTGTCGAAATTATCTCTTCAAATCTCGGTTCCGATTCAATGAACTTTGAGATTCTATGCTCATGGTTGCCGATACAAAATATCTTCTTAGGCTCGTACTTATTCTTACCAGAGCCCCTGTTGTAGTTTTCTATCTGTATGTGAAACCTCAGCATTGCATCGAGTCCGATGTCTATATCTTTCCAGTAAGATGCTCCGTTAAAAGATTTGCTACCCGGCTTATCGAAAGAATTAAGAGAGTGCATGTCCCACAGATCGCCTAGATTTACTATGTAATCAGGCTTTCTATCTACAGCTAACCTCCCTAACCATTCGAATCTATGGTTGGATATGCCGGGTTTTGCGTGACTGTCAGGCACAACGAGTATTGTCTTTCCCAATTTAGGTTTCTTTGATGCTCTTTTGTAAGGAGGAGGAGGCTTCAGCTGGTGAATGTCTCTTCTGATTCTCTCTTCGGTAAGTTCTTGTTTTTTGTTTGACATAAAAAAGCCCCTGCCGAAACAGGGGCCTCCTTGTTTATTCTCTTATGCTGTCGATTGCATCGCAATACATATCAATATCAATCAGGTATTGAAGAACTGGCAACGGGACGTACTCGTCACTCAGAGCTTCGATCGCTTCCTGATTCGGGACCGGGCAGGGTGGTACTATCGTCTCCCTCGGTTGCTTCGCGCAGCCTGCGCTTCCAATGCTTGATAAGCACAGCGCGATTAGGGCGAGGCCCGAGAAGTTTCTCAATACCTTTTGATATGCTGTTGAGTTTTTCTTCAGCATGTTGGTTCTCTTTCTTGATCTTTCCGAGGTTTCTTTTGTCTTCTCCCCAAAGAAGCGAGAATGCTATGACAGTCCCTATGGAAACAGCGATTGAGAACAGAGCTTCAATCATTAGCCGTTACTTGCTTTGCCGAAATTAGCTCCGAGAATGTTAATAACCTTTAAGATGCTATCAACAAACTTGTTATCGGAATCGTTGGGAGTCATCGTCGCAACGACAGCGAATGCTCCCACCAAGTTCAATGCAATCTCTATAATGCTGTTGATGTTTTCTAATATCCAATCCATTTTTCACCTCTTATTAGGTTGGAACTCGATGTGTATATGATCTCTTTCGAGAACAACATCAAACTCGTCACCTAGTTCAATAGCTAAGCCCTCCGTGAACTCAACTAAATCCTTTTCCTCTATCGCCCAAATCCGCAGATCGGCTGCGTAGCCGACGTAGTGCAATGAGTTTGGCGAATGCTTTCCATCACACAGTGATGTGACAACCATGTCTTGCAAACCCATCGACCAGAAATATCCAAGCGCCACTTGCAGACCAAGGACAAGCTCCGGCTTGACACCGTTCATCGACACATCGTGTTTTAATTTTAATACTGTCATTTAGCTAGTTATTCAATGCGGATAGAGGGAACGGAAATCTCGGAGATAGGTCAGATTTTTCCATGACCTTCTTCGAAGAGGACAGTAGTGCATTCCTGAGGGCATCAATTCTTTTAATGGCTTCTGCTTTCTGGTCTGGGTCTGTCCTAGTGTCTAGCAATATAAACCTCTCAGCCCTTCTCAATCTTTCTAGCTCTGTGTCTATGGCGTTGATCGCAGGCTTCATGGATATAACACCTGAGTTTTCTTCAAATATCTCTCTGGCTTTTTCAATATCGCCATCGTTCCTTGCTGAGTTAAAAGCGTTCAGTATTCCTGTCGTTGAATTTCTGAATGCGTACCACTCCGACATTGCACCTGCTGATCCCTCTGCGCTTTGCAAGAAGCGCCTAGCGATCATCATCTGATCCGCTCTTAAGGTCGGCCTTGCGGGTAGCCCTTTAACATTTCTCATCGCCCAGTCAGCAACTGTCAATAAGTAGCCGCCTAGCGTTCCTGTGTATCCCCTAAGGACATGCTCTACCTTAAGCGGTGATGCGTCAAACGCTTCTCCGATTGTTACAGCAAGCTCGTTTGTAGATAATCTCTTTTGATATTCAGGGTCAGCTCCAGTTAAATACCAAGGCACGATGCTGCTGCCGGTGTAGAATGAATGATTCATCATTGCTTCTAAGACAGGCTTTGCAAACTGAGGACCGAAGACGTTGATCTCAAGAGTCGAAGCGACTCCTCTCTTGATTGCATCTACAGATTGCTTGTATGTCTGGTCGCCACTGTAATAGTGATACACTCTTTCCGGCACAGTTTTAAATAGAAACCCAACTTCGAAAGGTACAGGTATCTTAAAGCCGGGCATATCACCAAAGCCGGGGATAATCCAGTTATCATCTCTTACTTCAGGCTTTGCATTTTTGTATTCGTCTTCATCTTCCACCATCCCGGCGTACATAAGGGATGCTGTAGCCAGCAAGGAAGCTCTACTCAAAAATCCTATGAGTGCTTTGTTTCGAGTCTCGTTCGTTACGGTAGAATACTTACCTGTCCCCGCTCGATACAAAACATCTAAGCCTTGAACTCTTGCATTAAGGAATGGAACAACGGCAGTGATTATCTTCGCTAGTCCAGAGTTTCCTCTTCTAGAAAAGTTAATAACTTCAGCCGCTTGGTAGATAGCTTCAGATTCCGCTTGTCCTCTCGTGAATCCTTTTTCTAATAGATCTTGAAGAACGCTTTCATAGACCGCTTGCCTTGTTGCTGCGTCAGACTTAGTGGATACATCACCACTCCAATCCCACAGCTTTGTAGCCGAAGACCAGAATGGAATCTTCTTCCCCGGCATCTGCCCTTCTTCTTTCAACTTCTTGGTAAACTTCTTGACAAGATCCTTAGTTGTCCTTGCGTTGTCAAATCCGCTGATAATCCCTGCGCTCTTTAGGGTCTGATAAGAATCGTTTTCTCCGCTAAAGAAACTTCTCATCGTGTCTATGACAGGCTTTGTACCACCGGCAGTAGTCCAAGTGGACAAGGAGTCTCTGAGTAAGTTTGCCATGATGAAGTCAGGGCTTCGAGTGACCATTTCCCTAAGGAACTGAGCGGGAGCGGAAAAGAAGTTCAAATACTTTATGTGCCCCTCGGCCATCCCAGCGAGAGAGTCATGCAGAAGCGGATCAAAAACATTAAAGTATCTATCTTCTCCATCCATTCTCACAGAGTGAGTGTCTGCTCTTACTTGACTAGGCTCTACTTCTGTTGCCATTCCAATGAGAACAGCGTCGTCCATCACTCTAGTTGCTGCGACGTTCTTCATTCCGCTGGTGACAGCCGCTTCTAGGTTTCGCATAATTCCAGTAAGCGGATCGACAACCATCGAATCTCCGCCCCTTGCCTTGCGAGGCGGCTTCGCTCCAGTCAAGGAGCCAAACATAGAGGAAGGCATTCTGGATTTCTGGGCAGCATCCATAGGCGGCATCCGTCCATCTCTTTCCATCTGGGCAAGCTCTTCCCCTATGAGATCTTGCATTCCAGCTATGAGTCTTTCATCCGCCTCGCCTTCGAACTCTCTATAGAAGGGTATGTAGTCTCCGTACTTCTTGAAGACCTCCCCCATGCTGTCGTTGATAATCCCTGTGTCTTTCATGTAGTCAACGATTGCATCATTCCATTCTCTGTAGTCTGCATCTACAGATTCAAACAGCTCTGTCCAGCCGTTAGCCTGAGCTGTATCCATGACGGTCTGTCTCTCTTCAGCAGACATCGAGACCATCCTGCCTTCTCTTTCAAATCTCCCCTCCCTGATTGCGATTTTCCATACATGCCAATCTCTAAGGAGGTCAACTTCCCCTTTGAATAGAGGCTGTAATATTTCGATAAGCCCCTTTTCGTTTGTATCCACTCGGGTTATTCCATCCCTGTAGACCAACCTTCCTGATGTAATGGCCTCTTGAACTATGCCTTTAGACTTGTCCGACAAGTACGCAGCCTTGAGCGCGTCCATGCCAGCGAGCATGTAACTTTCATCTCCTCTAATTTCTCTAGCTTTCTCGACAGCTCTTCGTATTCCTTCATACTTGTCTATGAACTTCTGCCTAAACCAAGCAAGAGGTCTGTCCGATAGTACGTCTTTTACAGATTCCCAAAGACTCTTATGGACAGGCGGAGGGCTTATCGTGGCGTGGAGAACGTCATAAGATCTATCGCCCTTTGTCCGAGCTGTATCTACGGTAAGCTCCACTAGCTTCTCATTTGATAATGAAAGTTTACGAGGCTTCATTTCTCCTAGCGCAATCGGTATAGACATATCATCCATGATCGACTGGTCAGCTGAAACCGTTGACTTTTCTTTTGAAATTCTAGGTATAAAGCCCGGAGTTTTATTGATTAAGTTATCTCCGAATTTAGAAATTTCTTGATCTGAAGTCTGGCTATCGAACTGTGCGACATAAAGATAAGTGTCGCTGTACCCTGAAGAGTATGGCCCCGGCAAAGCTCCAACGATTCTAAAGTTCGGAACAGTATCTTCAGATATACCAGTCTCTTCTTCTAGTTCCCTGAGCGCAGTCTCAAGGGGGGATTCTCCGGGGTCGAGTCTGCCCTTGGCTATGCTCCAGTGATACCCGTCAAAGAAATTTGCGACCTCTCTTAATACAATATTATCCTTATCATCTTTGACCATGACACCGTAAGACGGGATAGATATATTCTCTATCGGACCCCACTCCTTAGGTGTAATCTCGGTTATGTCAAAGTCAGGAGAAGTCTTAAAGTCCTTCATCGCTCTAATTATTTTGCGATCTCTCTCCCGACCCCTTTCGTTCGTAGACTCGGAGACCTTTTCTATCGCCTTATCGGGAGAGAAGGATTCGACAGAGCTAGTCTCTTGGCTTGCAGTACCCTTGTCTTTCCACTGAAGATCGTTCAGGGAGAACTTTCTTCCGGGCTGGCCCGTGCTGGTGAACTGGGCTGCGGCGCTGCTGTCGCCGACAATATCTGCCCTGCGAGAAGCTAGATCCCTTCTCCTTGCTTCAAGGATGTTGAACGCTTCTTCGTTTTCTTCTGGGTCAACAGGGCCAAATTCGCTAACAGCTTTGCGAAGATCATCAACAGGAATAGAAAGAACCTTGTCGATTCCTTCTACTAAATCTTCGTCTGTAACCTTGTCAAAGACCAGAGAGGCTTCCGGAGCGATGTTCATATCTCTCATGGAATCTATATCGTTAGCTTCCGGACCCCAAAGGCCTGCTCGCATGTCATTCTTCAGCCCGCCCTGAGCGCGGTAAGGCATCGTGCCGCCGGGGTCAATCCTAACCCCGCGACCTTCTTTAATAAGCAGGTTGTCAAACACAAGGCCAACGACATCCCAGTTCCCCAACCAAGCATCAACAGCAAAGTTCTCTTGCACGCCCGGCACTCTCTCGCTTACAAGAAGATCTCTATCCATTCCTAAACCGGGAACAAATGAAGAGGCTACAGAAAACTCGCCGTTCCTCACTGCGGGGTTAGCGTCAGCAACTTCGACACCTGCAAGCTGGTACAGCTTACTGGCGAGGATTTCATTTCTCCCGATATCAGGATCTCTCGGTGTCTTAACGTAATACTGCTCCCCGGTGTCTTCGTTTCTATACATTCCACCCGCGTTTGATCCAGTTTGACTCCCAACCTGTTGGAATCCGTCCTCGTCTACGTTGACAATCGACCATCTCGGATTCCTAGTCCAACCTATAACGGGGGCTCTCTCCCTCGCGGCGTCTCTGGATGCTAGATAATTTGCCCCAAAACTCCTCATCTCACTATCTAACTGATCGAGTACGGCGAACGCACCCTTGACGCCATCATTGGCACGTTTAGATGCGGGGATAGAATCATCTTTCCTATAGTTCTTAAAATTTGAATCTAAAACTGCGCTACCTAAAACGTACTGCAACGTATCATCCGGAAAAGCATAATGTTCAATAAAACTTTCTAAATCTGGAAGCATTTCCAGATCACTAAACGGAGGAGTTGTGACCATCATCGTGTGTAGAGCGTTGAATAGCTTGCGATTATACGCAGATCTTTCTCCACCACCTGTAATTGCATTAAAGAAAAGACTACGGAAAAGAGATTTATCGTCTTCTCTTGAATAGGGATATTGGTCGCGCCGCCATTCCTCATAATTTCCAGTATCGTATCTTAATAGCCCATATTCATTTAGTTCAAGTATGTCTGAATTTGTGAAATCTTCAGATAGTAAAGCTCCTTTCAATAAAAGTGCTCTGAATATTTTACTCTCTAAAGTTTTAGATGTGGCAGTTATTGGCTTACCTTCGGGAAGAGATTGAACAATGTATTTGTTCGAACCCTGCCAGCTTCCCACGGAATTTATATTATTCATTGGGGTAAAAGATTTATTTATTGATGGAAATACTGAATCATAAATATCTTGAGATGAAATTACTCCATCCTCTACTGCCATTCGTTGTTCGGCCATCTCAATTAGTTGTTGACCTATAACATTAATAAATAAGTCGTTATACTCTAAAGCATTCTTGAAGGGATAAAATTCTTTTACTTCAAAAGTTCCGCTAGTAAATAATCCAGCTTCAAAATCGAAACCTCTTGCTGAATCAGACTGATGAGCAGGAGTCTGGGCGCGCACGCTTCCAGATATTTTTCCAGCAGGAAATACAAAAATAAGACCATCACTAAAGTCTTCTTCGGCTGTGTTTATCTTGGAGGTTAATTCCCCAACTCCGTCTATAGAGATTGTTCTACCTACCGCTCTATCACTAGCCCAATCAAGTGCTTCTTCGTAGGTAGTTGAAGATCCGAGTGCGCCAGCTTCGTCTCTTGAAGAAATGTCAAATAAAAATCTAGAAAAACTTGTGCCTCTGAAGACAGGCATGTTTGTAACTGGCGACGTTCTTTCAAAAATATATTTAAAGATAGCTGCATGGGCTCTTTCTACGGGCGTTTGCAGAACAGACCCGGTGAAGCGTTGAACGCTGTCGTAGTCATTGTCCCATGTGTTATCTTTATCCTTAGCTATCTCGCCTATGCTTTGTTTTAAATCCTCAACATCTGTTGTTTTGTTATCAAAATATTTTTCTGCAAATTCTAAAACACTCTTATAGCCTTCTAAGAATCTCGGCGTTTCACCTGACAAACTCTTTACCGTAGAAGAAACAGCTGACTCTGAGTTATCTAAACTTCTCAAAATAAGCCTAGCTTGTGTAGCAGAACGAGTGTGTTTAAGGCTGTCTAATATTGGATTTACATATCTTTTATGGAGCGACGCGATAGTTACGGCGCTTGGAGTTTTTCCTGAATCAATTAAACTCTTAAGTTTTCCATAGTCGCTAAGAACCACAACAGCTCTTGCTTCCATTGGAAGAAGTTCTTCAGTTTGCATAACTTTTTGTATAGCTGGATATATAAATGATATGTAACCATCTTCAAGTTCTTCTTGAACCGCTGATACAATTAAATGCCCTTCACTGAACGAACGGTAATCTCTTTGAGACAATGAGTTTACCATTAAATCAAGATTTAAATCATACTCTCTATTTAAGTCTCCAGAAAATCCGAAGTCACTTTTTAAGATGTCACTATCCGATCTTCCGTCAGCTTCATTGGTAAATTGGTTAATGTCTCTTACATCGTCTTCTATCTCATTGTTAAATGGGATAGTGGAAATGTCATATAAGAATCCATGATGACGCGAAGGATCATGCAGTTCTCTCATTGGGGTGTTTTTTACACTTTGTAATTCAACTTCTAAACCTTCTATCTGGCGACTTAGCTGTTCGCCACTCAGGGGATATTCGTCTTCATCGAGAATTCTTCGACTTGTTAGCCTATAACCATTTACTATTTGGTTTACGGCGTTGTTAATTGCTTTTACAAACGTCTTGTAATTGTCAACGGAGCCGTAATTTTTTATGCCCGCTGCCTGCATGAGACGTTCGGGATCACTATTGCTACTCAATAAATCCAAGTCTGAATTCGTCATGCTGTCTAAATTCAAAGAGAACTTTGTTGTCATGTCAGCAGGAACGAAACCACCGGGCACTTCGAGTAAGTAAGAGCTGTCACCCGCAACAGACCGTTTAGACATCTCCTCTTTAAGCTCTTGCCTGTATGCAGAATCTGATTCTTCTTCCCTTCTTTCAAACTCTCCAAGCATTTTCTGGCTGGTGATCGAGTGACGCTTTAAAGTCTTGTTGACTTTTCTTTCTTCAGGCTGCTCGGAATCTGCCTGCCTTCTTGCAATCTCGCCTCTGATTATTCTTGCTTGTTGAGCAGAGGATTCCTCAGTGTCCTTAAGAGTCCTGATCTGATTTCTTTCTCTAGATTGAACAGTTCCGATATTGCTGATAACTTGCGAGGCGTCAGCAAATCCGATACCGCTGAACGCATTGGCAAGTTTCTCCATAAATCTCTGGATACGCTCAAGCAGCGTCCGGGGACGACCAGCAATTTGTCTTCTGACATTCTTATCTGAATAGAACTGCCGGTACATTTCGGCGACAGCTTCTTCCTGAATAGACTCTTCAGTTTCGTAACCCTTTACGCCTTTATAGGTTTCCTCGGCCCATTCGCTAAATGACTTACCGTCGCTCCGCTTGACCCTGTAAGTCGCATTAACTAATGCTCTCCACTCGTTCATCGTGAACAAGTCTAAATCTCTCATGGCGTGGATAGCTTCGTGATTTACAACATCTCTCACCGCCTGACGGATCTCTGCATCCGTTGTCGCATTCCTGACAGTCGGGTGGTTTAAGTTGATTGCAATAGTCCGAAGCCCGCCGAGGTTGGGGTCAAAGAATCCTTCTGCATTTACGGACTCATTGATTACCTTTGCGGCTACGTCACTCTTGACACCAGCATCAACTAAGGCTTGCTCAAGCTCTTTAAGAATCGTTTGATTCCTTTGAGTTTGATCGCCTTCGATTCTTCTCTCAGGGGCAAAGCTCGGAAGCTCCTCCGCTGTCGCGAACTCTTCCCTTAACGCTGGATCTAGTCTGGCTCCGCGAGCCCTGAGGAAACCGGCGAGTCTTTCGCGGGCGCGAGATTTTTCTTCAGCACTTCGAACATCCCAGTCAGCTAAACCGGGAGTGAGTTCTGAAATTCTTTCGTCTCTGAGAATGTTTGCGGAGTTTTCATCGGGAGCAAATCCGTATTCAAGAACAGAAGTTGTTCTCCCCTCCTCGTTCACTCTTTCAATCGTTGCGAATCCACTCGATTTATTCTTGTCTACTGTGAAATCAACAGGCTGATTCGATAAAACTTCCACCCTTGCGCCCGGATCAGAAGTTTCAATTTCTTCTGCTAAACTTTTAGCGTTGTTTTTGTTCTTGTAAGTTTTTATTTCTTGTCCGTTTTTCTTTACGGTGTAGCTTCTGCTCCGATGCTTCAAACGCTTGGCGGAGTTGATGGCTTCTTTTCTATTAATCGCACCGTCTACAATCTCGCCGTTCGCGTTACGAACGAAGTAACCTTCGGAGGGCTCAGTAGTGACTTCGTAGTCGCCAACCTTTAAAGCCCTTCCGTTATCAGCTTCTTGAATGTCCTGATAAGTGACAGGCGTAAACATGCCCTTAACTTTATCAGTCTTAGGGAGGTCTCCCCTGACCCGCATGTCAGAGATAAACTCCTTGTACGTTTCTGAACCGTACTTACCAGTCACACTTTCAAAATCACCCTGAGTTATTCGTCCATTCTCTTGGCCGATTTTAAGAAGTTCTTCGTACTGGTTCTCTGTGTAGGGAGTTCTTCTGGGCTTTAGAGGTTTCCTTCCATCTTTCTGACTAACTCTTTGAGCGTATCCTCTAGTCTCTAACGCTTGAACAATACTTGAAGCAACAGCTCTGTCAGTCTTGGAGTTCCCCATTCCCAGAACTTGGCGAACGGTGTCTCCATTAATCGACTTAGCCTTTCGAGTTCCCTTCACGGCAGCATCGAACTGCGCTCGGGTGAACATAGGCATGTCCGCTCCGCCATCTTCTTCGACATACTCTTGAACCTTCAGGCCAGACAGTACCGATCTAATCCTTCTTCTTTCTTTGTTGTCAGTATCTTTTAAGTTTGCTGTCCTGCCGTTCGTTTGCCGTAATACAAAAGCCCTAAACCCGTCTGTATTCGTAAGAATGTTTCTGGAGTCAGCAGCCTCTATGACATCTGCTATCTCTACAGGAGTGTTCTCTTGAGCCTGAAGTCCAGCCATTCTGACTGTATCGTTGTTTCTGCCAGCTTCTTCGTTAGCTAACCTCCAACGATTTTCATTCTCCGATTGAATCCTTTCTGCTCTTTCTATTTCAGCTTGATAAGCAGCTTCCCTCTGAGAGTCCTGACTTTTCCTGAGCCTCCTTTCGGCATCAGACATTTTATTCCAGTTCTCTTCAGCTTTCTTATTTGCTCTGTGAGCCCTGTATGTACCGGCAGTGCCAAAAACTCCCACTACAGGGATGGTTCCGGCTACAGTTGCTTTCATCTCATCAACAAATCCAACATCATCTAAGCTGATAGACTCGCCAGCTTGCGCTCTTTCGAGTACCGTTTGCATCAACTCTGTAGGAAATTCCGTTAATGACTCTAAGGCTCCCTTGCCGATAGTCTTTGATAATGTCTCTTTCCCGGCTCGCGTGGTGGTGGCGGCAAGGGATTGCTTAAGGCTCCGGGTCGCCGCAAGCTGAGCGCCACGACCAATACCTCCGGTCAAGGCAATGAATATGTAGTCCATTGCTGCCTGCGGACCGGCGGCAGCGGCAGCGGCAAAGTTGTTTATGTCTTCCGGTGTTACATCTTTTTGCCCACCTTTAGAAGCAACTTCATACTGTCGCTCAAGGTTGTCTGCAAAGAATTGAGTGGCGAGAGTTCCGATAGCGAAAGCTGCACCAAACCCAGCCTTCACTAAAGGATGAGGCGAAGCGGTTGCTCCAGCCCTGAGAACAGGCAGAAGCCTAGCAAGGCCAGCGCCAACTTTTTGTCCTAGTTTAGTTTTAGCTACAAGATCCGAAGCCCCGACCTTGCCAGCAGCCATCGCGGGAAGCATGTACGGAGTAGATATGCCAACTTGTTCTTTTGCAAATGTCCAAGCGGTGCTTGCTGCGTCTGCTAAACCTTTCTTATCGTAATCATCAATGATATCAGTGTATTGGACAGGCTCAGGCAGAATCTCCGCAGCTGCTCTGTTTGTTTCTTCGTATATCCGTCCGGCTTCGTCTAAAGATTCTTGAGAGCCGAAGCCACCGAGAACTGTTGACGGTGCCGCAGATAAGGCTCCGGCCATTCGCGTGATCGTAGATCTAGCAGCAGGGAAGAAACCGGAAGGCTTTTCGAAAAGATCAGGTCTCTCCTGCATCAGCTGTTGATAAGCCTGCTCTCTCGTGACCCCAGCAGGAAACGATATTACCTTCCCGTCGGGCAACTCTATGCCATTCGGTTCGTTCTCAAGCCAAGCCATATTTACATTGCTCCAAACGCAGCATTGAATCTTTCGGTGTTAGCTGGGATTCCAGAGATTCCACCACCAAGTCCACGACTCTGTATCGACGATATTAAATCTGATAATAATCTTTGCTGTTCTTCTGGCGTAGCACTTAAGAAGTTGGGGTCTTTGGATAGTACGCGCTGTGCTATCTCGGCAGCTTGATAATATGTATTTCCAAGGCTCTCTGCTCTAGCTTCGTTTAACGCTATCGTAGATTCACCAACTCTCTCTGCTAACTTCTCTGCTGCATTTTTCCTAGCGTTCTCTCTTCTTTGCTGAGCAAGAGTGGTCGCTTGATTTAAACCAGCGATCCCTGCCTCTCCGATGTTTTTACCGGAGGCAAACTCAAGACCACCGCGCAGCATTGCGTCAAATAAAGGCTGGAGTTTCCCAGACTTGAGCATGTTGGACGAGTCTTTTGTAGTCGTATCTTTTTTACCCTCGCTACCCGCAGGTGCGTCGAAGTTAATTGCTCCGTACTCCGTGATCGGGCTAGGTCCGGGCGGGGCAAAGTCTTCACCGGGGTCGGCAATATTCTGGGCACGACCCGGAACGGGTTGGCCTGCCAGCATGGCTTCTCTGATCTGGGGCCTTAATTCTTCTGCCTTTAGTTCTCTGGGGCTTCCGGGGAATAATCCCAAAAAGTTTTTGGTGCTTTCGCCTTGAGTTTGCCTTCGAACTTCTTCCTCAACTTGAGCGATAAATTCAGGATCTTCTGTTTTTCTTTTCTTGGAGATGCCTTCTAGATAAGAAGTTGCTGCTCCCGGTGTTGTTTGCTCTGCAAGATCCAAAGCACGGAGAGTATCTTGTGGAATTCCAAGATCCTCATAGCCTCTGAGCCAAGAATATTCTGGTGGATTTTGCATTGTCAGGTCTGGAGCCGGGAAGTAGCCGACACCATCTGGGTTATACGCAGTCTGGGTGTAATCATCAACAATCGGGTTGTATCCTAAGAGGTTTTCAATAGTCTGTACCCTAGTTAGGTAGTCCTTTGTTTCTTCCGGAATTCTACCAACGCTCGCATCTCCCGAAAGGTATTTACCCATATTCCCCTGACCCCAGTTGTAAGCTCGTATTGCGTCTTCGGGTCGATCAAACCTTTCAGCCATTTTAGCTATGTAAGAAACTCCACCAGCAATATTCTCGTCCACATTGAACGGATCGCTAACGCCTAATTCGGCTTGAGTTGAGGGCATTAGTTGGAATAACCCCTGAGCCCCTTTAGGGGATTTTGCCGTCGGCTTTAATCCGGATTCAGCCATAGCTGTAGCTACCGCCAGATTTGGATCAACTCCTTGCCTGATAGCTTCTTGCTGAATTTTTCTTATAATCTCTTCTTTGTCACCTAATTCACCTAAACGAATAGCATTGTATAAATTAAAAGACTTCATTTGCTGCTCAGCTTGAGGGGGTATGCCACCGCCTGTCTGGAATTTCCTGACGCTTCCTCCTCCGTACATCATTTGAGTGGGCGCATCCATCTGAGGCTGCATCTGATCTTGAGGCATCATGCCCATAATCCCACCCTGAGATTGGATCGGTGGAGCTTGGGGCGCTAATTGTGCAGGTTGGCCCATGATCTGCTGAGACATTGCGAGATATTGATCTACCAAGGCGGGCTCTTGCATCTGCCTTTCACCCTGCTTGGCTTCCATTTCGCCCAACATCTCGGCTCTTCTTTTGATCTCATCCATGCCTAGAATCTGAGCCGCTCTACCCGACTCACCGGAGGCAACCTTCTGAACAGAAGGCATGTCTAGATTGCGAAGCATTTCTTGTAGCTGTAATAAATTTGCAGTCATGATGTTACCCTTAAGATCCGAGGTAGCTGCCGAGAGCGCCGATACCTGCTATGCCTAAACCGCCTGCAATCTGACCCGCGCTCGGACCCGGCGTTCTGGTCGCTTGGTTCATTGCCGTTGCGTAAGGAGTTCCAGACAACAGGGAGGCGAAGTAGTTAAGCTGGTTTCGTTTCCAATCTCTGCGCTCAACAAAGTCTTGGTATGCCTGATCCCGTATGGCCTGTTCCATTTCCCTGCCTCGAACTCCCGCTTGCTGCAATGCGTTTATTCTTTCTAGGGCTTGAGTTTGCTGCATGTTCGCTAAGTTCTGGAGCTGTGCCGATGCGTCCAGTCCAAGCCTTGCTCCAGACTGTCTATTCTGAACATCTTGGGCAAAAGCCTGTTGGGCTTGATCGAACGCTCTGAATCTTGTGTCAGCTTCGAACTCTCTCATTGCTCGAAAGGCTTCATCGGAAATAGCTCCAGCCTCTCTCGCCCCCATTAAAGTTCCTCTTCCGCCCACTGCCCCGGCAGCTATCGCAGCGTCAGATACATTTCTTCTGGACTGATTCAGCGCACCTTGATAGTCTTCCATCATTCTCTCTCTTCCGAGACCGAGTATGTTTTCAAGGTACGGGTTCATGTATTGCTGAGACATCGCAGGGAATGTAGGCGTATCAAATCCTACTCTCGAAGCCTGAGAGGCAATACCTCTAGACTGGGCAAGCTCAGGTCTGGCCCCTTGGTCATAGAGGGACTGTACGCCGCCGAACGCTTGAAGCTCCATCGGCGAAAACCCAGCAACCCGTTGGCCCGGATATCGCGAGTACCTCTGATTGGCAATGCCCTTGCCAGTAGCTGCGATACCTTCCCAATACGGCTTAGACCAAGAGGGAAGATCTTGGATAACTCTTTGCGTACCGCCGCCGCCGCTAGAACCCATAATTATCTCCAATCATGTTAGACATGATACCATCGTTTATAGGGGCAGGCTGCTCTACTGATCCGGTCTTATTTACCCTGACCTGATCCAAGAAGTTATACAGCTTTGCTGCTCCATTTTGATTGTTGCCATCGCCTAAGTGGGAGACAACATCTGCGGGAATGACGAACTCTCCACTTGATAATGCAGCTGGGTCGCTCCCATCTATCGTTGTAGATATTGTGTCGTCCATGCCGCCATCGAATCCACCGATGTAGCCACCACCAGCTTTCATGTTGATAGCGTTTAAGTCTTGCACAAACTGAGGTGGTTCATACGGTCCATAACGGTTTAAGAATTCTTGCGTTAAAGAAGTCGTTACGTCCTGAACTTCACCGCCCATTCTCTCATTGACTATGGGGCTCATTAATCTGTCTATAGGCTGTAATGAAAAGGACGCCAGCAGAGCAAGTCTTTCCAACGGAACTATCTGATTAAGATCTTGTTCTGTACCTACAGATCCACCACTGTCTCTGACAAGTTGAGCGAAAGTATCGTAGTATCCATCCCAACCAGACTCTTCATCTCCGAACATAAAATGAGATATGTCAAAGGTGTCCGGATTCTCAGGATCAAATCCCGAATTTATATCTTCATGAGAGGATCTAAGAATTGATTCGAACGGAACTCCAGTTACGTCCATATATTCATCAAGGGAAACGATCATAGATTCTATGAAATCGTTATCTGTAAATATATCAGAAGACCATGCAGGTATATACTTTCCGCCTAAGTTCCTAGATCTTCGTGATCCCCTACCGCCTACATAATTTTGAACAAGTTCGTTAAACATTTCCTCTTGGAACGAAGAGTTAATCCCTGTAAAGTTATCCCCGTCTCCTGAGAAATTTACTAGATTTTGCTGTTCGTAGTTTATTTGACTTAGTTCTTCTGGCGAGCCTTCAAATACATAGTATTCAGTTTCATAGTAATAGTCATTTATGCCATATGGAACTAGTGTTTGAGTTGTCGTCTTCGGGCTGTCGCTCGCGTCGTATTGCTCTTTGGACACCTTGGTAAAATTTTCATTTAGTATTGGATCTGAATTAAAGTTTGTAGATAAAAGAGATTGGAGATTTAATTCAGGTTCATCACCTGTAAACAATTTCAAAACTGAAGATGGAAAGTTATCTAAATCAGATCCAAAATCGTAATCGTTACTCCCGGCGAAGACAGGCATTTCCATAGGATCTAACGGACCACCGATAACATTAACTAACCCTCCACCTGTGGGCGGAGTTTGAGTTACGTCACCATCGCCGCCCTGATCGCCATCGCCATAGTTATAAGTTGCGATACTGGGAGGTTTGTTTCCCAAGAGGAGAGACTGCAAGTCGGTTACATCTACCGCAGAAGCAGGTCGACCGTTATCGTCGAATGTATAGAGTACGCTCCTGCCTCTCGTATCTGTCATTATTTCTTGGTTAGCAGAAAGAGATAACTGAGGAACTCCACTGGATACGGTATAGCCAAACTGTTTGTCAGTATCCCACGGAGCGTATCGAAGGTTTGGGGTTTCTTCTTGACCGGGACTCGGCTCTTCAGTCGGACTCGGCTCTTCAGTCGTGCTTTGAGTTTCTCCTGTAAAAAAATCGGGGTACTCGCTCAGGCTTGCTATACCAGTAATCGAGTACCTGTCATTTGGGTCATGCGTAACAATGAACTCTTCTCCGTCGTTGTTACTGGCGATGAACTGATTCTCGTCAAGAGCTGGGACAAAGGAGCCGGAGTTGGGATCGAACTGGAAACCAAACTGCCTGTCCGTATCCCAAGGTGCGTAAATAAAATTTTGTTCTACCTCTCCAAAGGAAGGAACTTCAGGAGCTTCTTGACCTAAGAGTTTGTATATCTCTTCATCGCTGCTAAGTATTGCAATAGCTTCTGCTTCTGTGTAGACACCTAGCGAAACAAGATTGATTAAGGTTTGTCTAGCTAGCTCAAATCGTTCCGCATCTGTTCTCGGTTCGCCTATCTGGGCGGCTGCGTCTGATGCTCTTTCAAACCTATACTGATCGCCAAACTGGTTTAGAATTGCAGAGCTTTCATTAATTTTATTCTTGAGCGCACGAAAATACATTTCATCGTTAAGCTCAATAGATCTGAGAAAACTATTTACATCCGTGAATCCTTGACCAAGTGCTTCCTGCTCTAGCGAGATAAGAAAAAGCTCAGCCTCTTGAGCAACACTCATCTGCTCAGGCGATAACCGCTCCCCTTCATAGCCTACAATTTCCCTCAGGCTTGCTTCGTTCCAATCACTCCTAAATGGATCTCTTTCTGTTGGAGCGTATACTTCAGTTAGACCGGAGGGAACTTCCGGATCTTCGAGCATATACGAAGTATCAGTTGCCGATTCGAAGTCGTAGGCGTAGGGATCAAAGTCTTCCGGCAGGCTAGTCGGCGTAAACTCCCCATACTGCGGCAGACCGTACCCATACAGTCCTTGCGTATTCTGTACGCCGAGGTTTGCCCCAGTTTCTAGACTGTCCGGGTTGAACCAAGAGGGCGTCTCATCAAACTGCTCTTGGTTATCGGCTACGGTTTGTATCCCGGTGTTGTTCGGATCTTCAATAGCCATTGTAAACTCCTACGCGATTCTTCCAGATCCGGGGATAGATCCGATTCCGCCCATCCTGCGACGCTCATCTAGGTCATAAGGGCTGACGGGTTTCGTGAGATTAGGTCTTGATGGCATCGGAGGAGGGGGAGGAGCAGGTGTCTGGCTGGGGCCACCCATTCCTGCCATCAATGACGAGAGCCCCGTCGAAGCTGCCTTGAGACCGGCTCCGATTCCTGAACCTGCCCCTGCTCCTCCTGCCGCTGCTAGGTTTGCAGCTTCCGCAGCAGTCACATTTCCAGCAGCGAGCTGAGCAGCCGTAACTCCTCCTCCGTAACCGGGAGCTAACACGCCCGCACCGGGCGCTAGTGCTGACCCTGCCCCTGCCCCTGCTATACCCGCAGCGCCAGCGCCGAGAGTTCCGAGCATCCCGCCTATGGCTAAGCCTTGAAGCGCACCTTCCTTGCCGCCAGCTATTGCGCCGACACCTGCGCCGACACCCGCGCCAGCAGTCCCGGCCACAGCCATCTGGCCGAGTAGGGGGAGTGCAGCAAACCAAGCAAACGCTTCCGGGTTCCCCGTTTCCGGGTTTATAGTGACCGGGCCAAGAAGAGCCTGTAACCCGCTAAGCTCTTTGGGGTTAATGTGCATGAGCATGGTGTCGCCATTGCGACCCTTCGAAGCTATATCCCTAGACTTCTCGATCATCCCGCCTTGGGCATAACCACCAACGCCGCCGGACTCAAGATCCATAGTAACCTTGTTATACAGATCCATTCCCGGCTGAGACCCCATCGCTACCCGGCCACCGTCCGCGAACCCGCCCTGCGGCTTTTCGTCAGCAGTCAATCCTTGCCAAAGCTCACCAAGCCAACGATCACCAGTTCCAACCTCATCCTGAGCTTGCTGCATCGGTGAAGGTTTCTGGGTAGGCAAAGGTCGCCTTGCCCCAGTGACAGGTCCGAGAGGACTTCTGTTGGGCATTGCCTTAAGTCTTTTCATGCCCTCATTTCTGTTATTAAACTGAGCGGGAGTAGGTTGATCTTTTTCAGGGAATACATCCCCCATCGTCTTATTCTTTAAACCCGCATCAGGCAAAGGGCTCCCGGCGATAGCCGGAAGTTCATCAGGCATTAATTTGCCCGTGGGATTTGTATCTTCTAGAGTTTCAAACTGACCAAAAGTTTTACTCATCATAATATTGCCTAGACTACTTCTGTTCCAAAAATACTTATAGATAAATCAGAAACTGCACTCGCGTTCTTATAAGACTCAGCGTATATTGCGTCGCCGGAAACTAATCCTATTCCTAATGAAAGAACGTCAGTATCGCTTGCCGATAAATCTTTGTTATAAATTACATATTGTTTATTATCAAACCCAGCACCACTTTTGACTACTCTTATTGTATACGGATGGGTAGCGGCTGCTGAATCTACATGGCAAACAACTATTGAGGATATAACTGCTTGTGAGTAATCTCTTGAGTTAAACCTAGCAGCAGAAGCATCCGGTACTTGATAAATCAAGCAACCAGCGGAGTCGGCGAGGGGTACTGTCGCAGGGTCAGAAGATAGAAGTACCGCCTGAGCAAGTATCTTGAATCCATCAGCCATAAGTCACTATGCCTATAGGCGGAAACGCCATGGTCAATTTTATAATTTTATTATTTGATCGCCTATTCTCCGCTGCATAGTTTTCTTTCTTTCCAGCAGGAGGGTTGACGAAGATTTCTCTATTTAAGTCATCTTTGTTATCAGCCACTATCTTCTTCCATCCGGCTTGACTCGCATTCTTGAGTCTCCAAGCTCCCAACCAGACTCTATCTGGGTGCTGTCATTGTCGTAGAATTTGACCGACATAGTTCTTCCCCGGATTCTTGTGTTTACATATTCCATGGACTGGTCGAGAGTTAAGGATCTAGTGCTTGTTCTGGTTGACGCTGGATAATCTTTTGCGACAAGATCTACAGCAATCTCAGGCACAGTCGTATACAAACCTCTTATGTCTGGAATGAATCTATCTACAAAAATAGATTCGTCTCCATCGTCAAGATCGAAGTATCCGCTTTCTATGTAAGAATCCATCTTTGACTGGTCGTCTTTATATCCATCTTCTTGATTATAAATTATAGATCTTTCGATCCCTTGGTATGCACCAGAAGAATACTGACCTCTGTTGTAAGCAGAGTTTGGTTTTTCCCTCAAGCCGGAATCTGACCAAGCAGTTCTAGGCATAGATCCATACGCCCATGTACCATCTACATAATTGTACAAAACATATTTGTCAGGTTCATTTGAAGTTCTGGATGGATAAAACCATATTATTTCATTAAACAACAAATTCGAGGCAGTAAATATAACTTCTCTTTTGAAGTAATTTAACTCTTCAAATACCTTTGAAAGCACAGAGCAATCTATTTTTTGAACAGTGGTTCCATCAGTTTGAAAAAAGTTGTTATCTCCCATCCAGTACACAATTCCCCTAGCGGCCTTGTGTGCATTTATAGAAGCTAAAGAAACTCCATCAGCAATTTCTTGAAGTGCAAATACAGAATTTC